CTTGGCTATGCTAGACTTGGAGAAGGCGAGGTTTTTAATAAAATACTTAATAGTAATAGAAGCAACATTGAAGATGCTGCAATTGCAGATACTGCTGTCTACGAAGGATGCACTTTAATAACAAATGATGATGATCTTTATGAGAGGATGAAGAAAAATGGTTATGATGTAATGGAGTTTGATGATTTTATTAAAACTTTAAATAAAACAACCCCGTGATAATTGTAATAAATTTATTGATAAAATAAATTCTATATTGTTGTCATTCGAATACCACGGGCTATGCCCGTGGTTCAGACTGTAGACAAAAACAGCTTCCAGGAAAAACTTTGGAAGCTGTTTTTTTATGGCAAACAATAAATTTGACACAAAAAAGGTAGCAGCAGCTGCCACTGGCTGTGGTGCGGGTGGCATTGTCTGCTGCCTCCTTTTCCACATCGCCAACTTCTTTAAATTCATGCATGCGAAAAGAAGCGTGAGGTGATGTTGAACTTTCCTCAAGCCTCGATATTGTGTATAACGCATACCATGTTTTTCTTTAGCATCTGCAAATACTCTTTCTATTGTCTCTCCACGCATTTTGTATAGGGCTTTTCCTCTCTTTGTGTGTCTNAAATCTTCTGCTATTTCCATATAGGGCTCCCAGATATGACGGGTTACAACTTTGGTCATGTTTTTGCTCTGTGTGCATTTTTCTCTTACGGGGCATTTACAGCATATCTTAGGGTCGCTTTTGTATTCTCTGTATCCTTTTCGGTTGGTTGTGCTGTATTTTAATACTTGGTTGTTGGGACAGATTATGCAATCATAGTATTCATCATAGACATATTCATGTTTTTTGAAGTAGCCTTTTTGGGTCATCGGTCTANTATAAGGCATTATTGGGTCTTTCCCAGATTCTATGATTTCACGGCATATTGTCGGTGTCTTGTATCCTGCATCGACAACTACAGCTTCTATCTCAGGGTGTTTATCAGCTACTTTTTTGTATACTTCGGTAAATATCTGACTGTCGTGTACATCACCAGGGGCTGCTTTTAGTCCTAGGATAAAGTTGTTGCGGTCACAGGCAACTGTAACGGTATATGCAAAGCATCTTTCTTTTTCGCTTTTGTAAAACATTCCGCTTTCAGGGTCTGTGGTGCTTTCAAGTGTTAGTTTTGGTTTTGCTTTAGTGGTTTTTTCCTTGCCCTCTGCTGTGTTGTTTTCACTGTCTAGGTCATCTACATCATCTTCGTCATCTTCAAAGGGGTTTTTGCCATGGGCAATGCGGTCCTGGTTTATTTCATTAAGTAAATCGCGTTTGCTTTGCTTGGCTTTTTGTTTTGCTAGCTTTTTTATGTACTTGTTTTTGTTGGCACTGGCTTTAACATGTGTGGCATCTATGAAGATGGCATCAGCTTGTATGAATCCACATGCTATTGCTTCTTCAAGTATGCGCTCAAATATTTTTTCGAAAAGGTCGCTTTCCTGAAAGCGTCTGACGTAGTTTTTGCCGAAAGTGGAAAAATGGGGTATTTTTTCTCGAAATCCATAGCCTAAAAACCAGCGGTAAGCTACATTGACTTGGGCTTCTCTTATGGTCTGGCGCATAGACCGGATTCCATATAGTGCTTGGAGCAGTAATAGTTTGATTAAGACAACTGGATCTATACTTGGGCGGCCATGTGTCTTTGAGTATAGGTCTTTTACTTCGTCGTAGATAAAGCTAAAGTCAATGCAGTCTTGAATTGCTCTAAGCAAGTGATCTTTTGGAACTAGTTCATCGATTGATACGAGCTCCATCTGTTTTACTGTTATCCGGTCTTTCTTTGTCAGCACAGTTTCACCTCAAAACATTAATTTTCTACTAGTAATATTCGATATTTACATATAAAAAACCTGCCGACTTTGACTTTGTCGACAGGCTGAGAAACCCCTCTAATATGAGGGGTTTTTAAAAATATTAACTTAATTTTTAAATTTTATGCTTGTTTTTAATTTTTTAACTGGGAAATATACCATAATATTAAATGTCAGTTTAATTTATTGTATTTTTCTGGCAACTTATCAGGTAATAAATCTAACAATAATTTAATTGTACCTTTCATTGAATCATAAATTATATAATCCAATCCTGTAAAAGTAATTCCTCCTGATATCTTATCTAGTTCGGCAGCAATTCTTGAATTTAATTCAGCTTCCTTTATGTTTTTATCATCATAATATTTTCTAAAATTTTTATATGCATTACTATTAAGTATCTCCTTGACATATTCAGATATTTCTGTACCTTGAGAAATATCAATAGTTTCAAATTCTTCAAATACTTTTTTGTTATCAATTAGTAATTTGCTTAACTCCTTCATGTTAGTTACTGTGTCTAATTTATATTTTATGTCCTTTACTGTTGACAAAAAAACTTTTGTTTTTTCTACACTTTCTTTTTCAATATTAATTTTATTTATCCTATTACGTATTTCTGGATCTTCTTTCAAATTTAATACTTTTTTATATAAATCAATTGCATTATCAAAATCTGCCTTTTTTTCATATTCTATTGCTTGCGTTTTTAAATCATCTATTTGTTTCTGCAATTTTTCTTCTTTACTTTCACATCCAAATAAAAATAATAGCAAGAAAAGCACTAAACATATATTTATTATCTTTTTCATAATAACTACACCATTACACCTCACATTTGTATTTTAGATGTGAATCTTTTGTATAATTATATCACATATTTCAGCATTAGTACACAATATTTTTAAAAAATTTTATAAGCGGTGAGAAAGTGGTTTGCTATTGCAAAAAAATTCAAAAAGGGGGTATCAACTTCCTACATAATCTATATTATGTAAGCAATAGTATATTTCCTTGTAATCCTTGCTATTACTGTATTTCAAAGCATTTATAAATGTAATTAAATATACATTGTATTACATTTAATAAAAAATTAGTTTTATCTAAATACCGTTTTTCCTCATGTATTTATCTTAATACATTCCTTGAAAGTATTGATTTTACTGTATTTCATTACTGGAAAATTTTGAGATTATACAAAATTGCTATTTTGTATAATGTTCTCCTATGAAGGAATATTGCACCTTTGAACCTTGTTAGTTTGTGCTTGTGTTAGTTTTGTATAATCAAAACACTTTAGTTAACTAAAGGATTGTATTAATTTTAGTACATGAATAGATAACATGGCGGGACTGGGCAAACTAATCCCTACTATTCCAATATGAATTATATCAATACTTCCATGTTCCACCCAATCCCCTTTTTGTCAATATTTATAATTATACATTTTAATGAATATTTATACACTACAAGTAAACTTTAATATACAATATATAGTATTGTTATTCTACCAAACTACTACCCATTGTATCATTCTTTATTTTCTGCATTTCTGTTGATACATCGTAAATATATGGTGTCCTACTTAATGCTGTTTCAAGTGAAATTAATCCATTCTGTTTTAGTGTTGTTATATTTTCAATCGTTTCCTTAGCATTAAGCGGAATGTCATATTCAAAAGTACAATTGATACTACCAGTTACATTAATACCTTTTAATGATAATAATTTCTTTATTTTATCCCATCGCTGTATAAATCCATCAACTAATGCATCTTCATTTAACCTTGCTTTTACACTCGCAAGAGAGTACATCATTCTTATAGATGTTTCTGATAAGTTGCTGATTTCTGTTGCGTTCATAGCTATTGCTGGTGTCTGTGATATATTAAGCAATTGTGCCATTAGAATATCATATAAAGCTTTAAAACTTGCACTATCCATTTTGTTTTGAACTATCTGAAAATCTGCTGTATCATCTATCTGAAGCATATATCCAACTGCATTAGGGTCTATTCTGCCCCTATCATCTTTTGTTGTAAGTCCTGTTCCTTTTAGTACTGGTATACCTGAAATAAATCTATATAATCCGTCGTGGTATTTGCTTATTAAATCTTCTAGAGAATCTATTATGGAGATGTAATCTTCTAAACTACTCCTGCCTTTGCAGGAATCTAATTCGTTTATGGTTTTATATTGTATCGGTAAACCTGATATATTTTTATACCTTCCTGTAATATGTAATTCTCCTGAATCATCTGTATACTTTATAACTTCATTATCAGTATAAACAATATAATAGGATATTCCATCTACAAGGTAAAATTCTATAAATGCAATCATATTGCCTGTTTCATCGAATACAGGATATGAATCTTCTGCTGGTATAATTCTACTTGTTATATTGTTATTTTGGTCTATATAAATGTACTCATATGTTTCTCCGTACTTTACCATTTTATCAAGGATTTTGAAATCAATACTGTTGTATCTGGCTTTAGAATATACTTCTTTAAATACTTCAAGTGTGTTTTTATCTTCTGATGTTAAAGTAACTGGATTTTTAAGTAAGAATGAAGTTTCAAAATTAAGCAAGGTCTTTGCTAACTGTAATACTATTTTTCTTGTTTTATAAGGTTTTCCGTTATACTGCTCATTCGGTCTATTTAATATTGCGTGTTTTCCTGAAAGATACTCTTTTAGGTCTAAAATATTTTGTATTCTCTCAATGTGCCACTGTTTAGTAACTTCATCCTGAAACCATACTGGCGAATTATCATAATATTTTTTAATATATTCTTTTAACGTCATATTAGAAACCTCCTACTTGCAAAATAATTCTGTAATTATCTGCGTCAATTTCTTGCACTCTCGGCATTCTAAATGCCTGAATCTCATTCCGCATTATTACAACATTTTCTTTAGTTTTAATATCATCAAATACAAAAAATTCCCATGATTGTATATTTTCTGCGTATTTGTTACGATTAAGCCAATCCATGAAATTCATACATTGGCTTTCATCAACATGGACTACTAATTCTTTTGAAAATACCTTGCTTTTTAGATAAAACTTTATTGGATATATTAATTCTTCTTTGTTTATTTTTTCTTTTGGTACTATCATAGAAACCTCCGTACATGAAATTCATTATTTTTTTTTACGATATAATCCCCTATAGTTGCCACTATTGTTCCTTTTTTAGTTTTTATCTTTAAAATTGGCTTTTTCGGGTCTTTATAATCTATCCTTATTTCATCGTTTACAAATTCGCTTATTTTTTCTAGTGTGTCCACATCGTCAAAAAATTGAATTGTTTCAACCATAATTAAACCTCCTATTATCTATCCGTCAAATTCGACGGTCTAAGTTTCGCTTAGTCCATCTTCCCATTTTGGGATTGTGCTAAACATAATACTTACCTAACTTTAATGATTGTATGCTCAAAGCGACTGCCATTACTAGATCGTCGAAGTTATTTTTTCCTCTAACATTACCTAGTTTTCCGTCTTTCTCCATATAAATTTGCATTTGCTGTAATGTTTCTCTGTCATTAATAAGTATAATTCCTTCTTCAAATGCTTCCTTGAAATCTTGAATTAACTTTGATTTTGACACATTATCGGTATTCCAACCTATCTCAAGCGTTTTTCTTCCTGTGGTCTTGTCCCACTTTTTAGTTTTGTTCAGGTTTAAATATCCTATTTCACGTTTTAAACGATTGATTAGGTCTAGTCCGTATGAATTTCTTTCAATCATTAAACAAGCATAGTTATAATAATTGCCTAGCTCATTGACTATATTAGCGAATTTGTATACTGGCAGTCCACTTTGATAAAATACAGCAACCTGTTCACCGCTTGAATCCAATATTGACATAGCGGACAAGTCACCATCTTTTGAAAGTCCTGAAGCAGTATCTACACCTGCAAAATACATTTCTTTTGGTTTTGGCAACTGATAAATAAATAAACTCTTATTCAAGTATGGATATAATACATCTGGCAAATCGTTTATTTCCTTTGCTTTTAATGCTTCTGGTATATATAGTAATCTATCGCTAATTTGCTTCTGGTCAAAAACGCTTTCCTGAGTTGATACAAATGCTTCTTGCCACGTAGAAGGAAAATCCTGCCTGAATTGTTCAGGTGTCATATTTCTCAATTTCCATCTTCTCCACATTAGTTGCACTTTTGTTGCCCCCATTTCATATAGTTTTTTCTCTGTTTCGTCCATTTCATCGTCATAAAGATGTTTTATCAAACTTCCCTTTTGATACCATTCTTTAGCAAGTTTATATTCAAATTGATATTGTTTTTTCATGCTCTCACAAAACCAAGTGTAAAAGAATGGTTTATATCGTGAATTACCTGCCATTGAGTCCTTAAAAAGGTCATAAAAATGATTTAAACCTTTTGCTGTGCTTTCGATAAATATTCTGGAATTTTCGTTTTTTACAAGGGAATTTTCAATTGAGGATAGTATCACATCCTGTATTTTTTCGTCATAATATGCAAATTCTGATAGATGTATTAAATTTAGGGAATATCCTCTACCAATCCCTTGTCCTTTACTCGCTGATGCTGTCCTAACTGCAATACGAGAATTGTTTTCGAGGAATAATTCCATTTCATTATTTTTTCTAAATCCAATTCTGTATTTATCTGGAATTGACTCGTACATTAACTTTAAGCGTGTGAATAGATACTGTGTTGTATCTTCTGTATGTGCTAGCAATAGTACATTGTAGTTTTCAAATTGAAAACAATAATATAAAATCAACCCTAATAATAATGTGCTAAAACCTATTTGACGTGGTTTCAATATAATGTTATATCTATCCATATTATCCACAAAATGTTGCTGTTCTGGTGTTAATACAAATGGTACTAGTTGACCGTTATAATCAATTTTTACAAAGTTTTTCAACCATAAAGCAGGATTAGCATTTATTCTTCTTAGTTTTTCTTCTCTAGTTAGTTTTGGCACTGTATCACCTTCTTGTTATATACTTGTATTTTTGCTTAAAATTAGTTTTAAAAGGCATAAAAATAGCAGGCAATATAAAACCATTACCTGCCTAAAAAAAACGTCTTAAAATTAAAAATAAAAAGCGTACATACTATTCTAGTATTAAATCATCATCTTCTACTTCTTCCTGCTCTGCTTTATTTGATTTTTTATTTTTAACTGACTTTCTAATTTCATTTTGTAGAGTTAAAAATGTTTTAACTGCCTTTTCATCGCCTTGTTTTGCCTTTTCTGAAACTGCGTTGTATATTTCAACAAAATCCTTATTGCTTTTTTCCAGTAATAATAAATTCATTAATTCTGCATATTCTTCCGTATTTTCCCATTGTTTTAGATTACCATACTTTTTCAAACTACCCTTGCAATACTTATCAATTATGTCCTGTTCCGTAAATTCGGAAAAATCCCTATTTGCATTAGCAAGTTTATTTTTCCACATGAAATAAGCGTATTTTGGATACGTAGTCGTGTTTTTCCAGTATTGTTTTAGTGCTTGATTCAACAATGATATTTGCCTTGCCATACTTCATTCCTCCGTTTCATTTGATGTTACTACATAATAAAAAAATAAAATATATCATCATAATGTACAAAAATGACGATATACCTAATACTTTCATTGTTTCTATTGCTAATTTTTTTATCATAACTTTGTCCTCCTTCTTGTTTTACTTACATTTTCTAGTTTTCCGTAAATTGAACATAATAGATTTATTTTATATAGCAGGATGATAGGAATATTGTTCTTATCATCCTGCTATACAAGGCATATTGTTTAATTCTTCTTTTTTAAACGCTTGTAACTTATAGTAATGGTCTTTAGTAATCATTTTTCTTAATTCTGAATCGCTAAATAATCTACAAAGACAAGCATTAAAACAATTCTGGCAATTTTTATCACATATAGATATTGATTTTACATTTTCTGGATTTCCGTATTTTTCACCCAATAGATTTATTTTATACTTATTAGCATCACTTACAAATTTATTTTTATCTTTATTAAATACAATTTTATTATCTCTTAATACATCAATAACCTTTAATTCTTCTAGTTCATGGATTATATTTATTAATGCTCTTTTAGTTAGCCCTGTAGATTGTTCTAATTGTTTATAAGTCATATAAAATGTTTTATCTTTTAATTGATACCTTTTACTATGTACCAACAAAGCATATAGTACCAATTTATGATTTTTACCTTTTATCTTTAGTATTTCTTCAATTTCATTAGATGTTATTGTAATATCTTTTCTTTTAGTTACAAGTGAATAATTTCTTTCGTAAGTGTATTTAACAATTAGATCAATATCCTTCAATACATCTTCCCATTTAGTGGTATATGTCCTTTTATCTTGTTTCTCCATCCATTCAATAAGAAATTGTTTATTTTCTTCTGCACTCATGCCATTATATTTATTTAATTTACAAATTTTTAGTAAAGCGTTATGTCGTGTACCTTGCATTTTTAAGCCATTTTGTATTAGTTTTTCTATTGCTTCAATAGTTACATCAGGGTCAATATTTTCTTTATATATTTTTAAGGGTCTATGTTTAGCAACAATATTTTCATATTCCAATGCTTGTTGCTCTGTAATATCAATAGAATCCTTTGCTTTATTTAAAATATCATAAAAATACTCACTATCCATTTGTTGAATAGTGAGTATATAATTTATATCTTCTATTGGTTTAAGTCCTTTTTCATAATCAACATACCAGCATATTCTATTTGTTATAAAATGTTTTCCTAGTGGTAACTTTACACCTTGCGTATTTGTTGGTCTTAATTCTACTTTGCCATAGTCAATATTTAGCAATTCGGCATAATTAAGAACCATTAAATAAAATTGCTTTATATCGGTATTAAAAACAGGTTTATTAAAAAATATTTCAACATGATAACCTTTATTGCCTGATGTGCTAATATAAATATACTCCCCAGGTATCCCTATTTCCTGGAGAGTATTTACTAATTTATATGCAGTCCATTTAGCTAATGGTGGTTCTTTTACATCAACATCAAAACATAAAAACTTAGAAAATATTTCACCTGCAAAAACGCCTAGTGTATAGTGTCCTTGCAGGTGGTTTCTAACGTGATAATCTGTGATTGTACTTGATATTGTGCTATATCCTGTTGTATCAAATTTAAGCCATTTTTTACGGTATAAGATATATAAATCATTAATCTTTTGGATTATCTCTTTTTTCCTCATCAAAACCAACTCCCTGTAGTTGTTCCTTAATCTGTTGCTTGTATTGTTTTGTTATAGTTTCGTATTCTTTTATGACTTGCCAAATTTCTTCTTTATTCTCAAAAAAGAATACTAAACTTTTGTTATTTGTTTTATTAATTGCCAAATCAATAATGGGATACCCTTTATTACACAGAATTTTTGCTAGCTTACTTGAATAAACAGGTATATTGTTTTTCATGCTTCATTCCTCCACTTTTTGATTTTTAAACTCTTTTATTGCTTCCCATACCTTATCAGTTCGTTCAAAATAGAATACTGTTTCTCTTGGTGCGTTTTTGTTTGGTGCAATATCAACTAACTTTAAACCCTTTTTTAATAAAAACCTTGCTAAAGCACCAGTAAATATAGGAATATTTTTATTTTCACTCATGTTTTATTCCTCCTTGATTTTTGAATAATTAACATAGTTTTTCCTTGTAAGTGCTAATGAAAATATATTTGAATCAATTTCATCTTTAGTTTTTTCTGTTGTAATAGGTCTGCTAACATAATCAAATTTTTTTATTTTTGTAAATTTATTTTTCGGTAATAAAAAAGGAAGTCCTAAAACTTCCTGCAATTCTTTTAGTTTTATATTGGTTTGTAGTCCTCCATTATTAAACCATATTTTTCCATTTAGGTTATACTTAATTATTATGTTGATAAAATCATCTATGCTGTATTTTTGGCATAGATTATACAATTCTTCAAATCCTAATACGTCAACTAAATAATGCTTGAATGTATCGTGAAAATCTGGATTGTAAAATCCTTTATATCCTGCATCTATCGCCAATAGTATCATTTTCCCTTGCTCTGTATCAGGTAAAGGTAGTTTTAACAATTTATACAAATATAAAACTGTACTTCCTGAATATTTTTCTTTGTAATTGTCTTTAGTAATAGAATTATTTAAATTTAATGCTTTTAGATTATATTTGTCCTGCTCGGATAATCTTGTTACATGATTAGATATACAAAATCCTTCCATAAGGTCAATATCTACGCCAATATATTCGTTTTGACTTTGTTTAGATTGGTATAAATTTTTAAAATCATAGAAATAATTTACCTCATATCCTTTGACTTGTTTTATTAAAATGCAATTGTATAAACTGTCTATATCGTTGCTTAAAATCAAATCATATTGTTGCTTCATAATCGGGATAGGTCTGCATCTATCCCTTATTCACTTGCACAATTATTAAAGATTATCTCTACTTTAGATAATCCCTTATTCTACCTTTCCATAGGTGAATAAGGGATATGCTATACAAAACCCATCTTTCGACACCTCCTAGTTTCGTTTCCTGTTGTTGCGTTTTTGCAAATCAGATTCTTTATCATTGACTTGTTTTTTCCATTTCTCTAACATTTTTTCAAACTTTTGTTGTGGTGTTAGTTTTCGCTTATATTGCATGAATCTTCCCCATTTCGTATTCCTGAATAAATTTATCATAAAGTTCTACTTTCCAATCGGGAATATCTCTCATGTTATTTTCCCATCGTGATATACTGCTTTCGCTTAAATTAATGTATTTGGCTACATCCCAAAGTCGTATATTGTGTTTTTTTCTCCAGATTTTGTAATCTTCTCTTTTTTGGAACATCATATCAATCACCTTCAATTTTTTTATTTTTTTTGCATTAAAAAAAATAAAAAGAGAGAAGAACCGCTTTTAGCAGTCCTTCTCAAACCCCCAATTTCCTTCCGATATTATAAAAATGAATTTAAGCAGTTTTTCTAAACATAGTTGCAGCAGCAGGGTGTAAATATTTTAATGTATTTTCCATCTCGATGAATCCTTTCCTGCTTGAACCAGTTTTTGCCAAATTCTGATATACAAGCGGTCTCAATTCTGCAAGTTTCAAATACTGCATATTACACAATACCATTGTATCAACGGGCATAGAGTCAACCAAATATACATCACAAGCACCATATTTGAGATTTAATCTCTTTACAGGTGAACCGAATTCGTTTGTTACGCCAATGTAACTTGTTTTATCTTCATAAAGTCCTGCCACTACATCGTAAGTATTATAGTCACAAAGCAAAACCAAATTCTGGCTTGCTGTTCCCGCCTGCCTCATCATCTTGGACATGTTATCTAGATCATCTTTTTTAGGATTAGATGATTTTTCAATAATGTATTGAGCAGGAATAAAGTTTACAAGCCCTTTCATCTGTCTTGGATTGTCTACTGTTTCAACTTCATTATATTCGCCGTTAATAAGGTAATATTCAAGGTCTCTCTTTGCTTCTAAAATTCTATTGTTTAGTTCGTGTGCGAACAAATCGCTAATATTTTCAAGTGTTACTGCTTGTGCAGTTTCACTAACACTTACTGCTTTTGTTATGATCTGGCAAACGTTCTTATCGCCTGTGCTTCTGTCACTTGTCTGGAATGTAGTAACATCTGCACCTTCAAAAGACAATGCTCTTGTAGAATCAAGATTTTCATATTTCCAGTCAACTATCACGCTTCCTACCTTCTGTCTACCGTTCTTCAAGAGTAAGGAAGAAAAAGGAAGGTTTACTGCATCAATCAAAGTAAGTTCTTTAGTAAGGTCAAGTATTTCACCTGAAATATTTGTAGTTTTAATCATCATTCATCATTCCTTTCCAAAAAATCTTGAAATTTTGGATTTAAGCATACCTTCTACATTTCCACTTTTTTCAAAATTTGAATAGCTGTCGTCTGGTTTGTGGTCTGTTGGTTTGTAGGAATTTTCTATGTCCTGCTTTTTCTTCAACTCAAGCAGTTTGTTAATTTTTGCTTGTGCTTTTTCTAATGAATCTGCGTCAATCAAATCAAATACCTGTTCGACGTCTAACCCTGCCTTTGTTGCTTCAAGTTTAATCTGTGTTGCAAGATTAGTTTTCTGTAATTCTGCATACTGGTTTTTAATGTTTTCGAAATCGGCAATTTGTTTTTCAAGGTCTGATATTTTTGTTTGATAATCTGTAAGCATTTGCTCAACTTCTGCTTTTGTATAGGTTTCCTTTTCAAGTGTCATGTTTCGTTATTCCTCCTTTATATTATAGGGTGGTGAATTTGTAAAACATTGGTCAAACTATATATCATCGGCATATTGCCGGATATACCGAAAAAATAATAAAGAGGAAGCCAATTCGGCTTCCTCTAAACAAAAGTGGGATAGTTCCGCTTTTTTTCTTTTTAGTCGAGGAGGTGGGACTCGAACCCACGCAAAAAGCGGCAAAAACTACCAATATGAGCATATTGTACTTAATAGCTGGTCGCAGCAAAAAATATATATCAACCCTTGCGGGATTGATACCTTTTTATTTTTATTTTTTTTGCATTTTTTAAAAAATATATAAAAAGGGTACTTCATGTACCCTTTTTGAAAGGGAAATGTATATATGATAAGAATTCCCGATATAGGGTATATAACTTTAAGTGTGTAAAGTTATTTTATTAAGTATTTATACTTAAATGGTTCAACCCCAGAACCTCTACCTTATTGAAATAAAATTTCTTTAAGGATTCTTGTATTGTAGCAACGTTGTATAGCCCCGATATATTTGAACCCTAGCATGGGTGATTATCAAAATTGTTTAATATTCTATTTCATAGAATAGAAAAATGTTATTTTTTATAAAAAAATTTCTCAAAATTCGCTATTTATGCAGGTTTGCGGGATTTTCTAAACTTCTAGTATATTTATCTTTATATTTGTGCCATGTTTCTCTTTTTATTTTGCGTTCAACATCCTTCCAGCAACTACTGCAATATTTTCTACGATTGGATGTTTGCTTGATTTTTTCTTTTCCATTAATAGCAAAATGGGACAACAAATTCCAAAATTCGCTATTCATGCAGGTTTCAAGAATTTTCTAAACATACACGCTTTTGTCTATATTCTTTTTGTTTTTCTTTTTCATTATAACAAAACGGGGTAACAAATCTCCAAATCCGCTATTTATGCAGGTTTCAAGGATTTTCTAAACTTGGACATTTCTATGTTTTTCTTTTCCATTAATAGAGAATTAGGACAACAAATCTTACAATCCACTATTCATGCAGGTTTGCAAGATTTTCTAAAGCGTCCGAATTTACATCCTATATTCTTTTTGTTTTTCTCTTCCATTAATAGAGAAATGGGATAGCAAATCTCCAAATTCGCTATTTGTGCTGGTTTGCGGGATTTTCTAAAGTATTAGATTTTTGTTTAATAATCTATTCCATAGAATAGAAAAATGTTATTTTTTATAAAAAAATTTCTCAAAATTAGCTATTCATGCTGGTTTGCGGGATTTTCTAAACTTCTTCCTTTATTCCATTTTTCACGTTTCCATTTATTTTTTAATTCTTGATGTCGTTTCTTCCAACAACTACTGCTATATTTTCTACGGTTTGATGTTTGCTTTATTTATTCTCTTCCATTAATAGCAAAATGGGGTAATAAATCTCAAAATCTGCTATTCATGCAGGTTTGCAGGATTTTCTAATTGATTAGATTTTTGTTTATCATACCATCTTTTAAAATTTTCTCTATTTTGTTGTGTTCTAATATCCTTCCAACAACTACTGCAATATTTTCTACGGTTTGATGTATGTTTAATATGAAAATTATATTAATACTTTGTTCTCCCTATTCTGATAAATAAAAATTAGAAAAAACCTCGAAATTATTGTTATATCTATCTTTCATATGGTTTTATCAGTTATTTCGCTTTTCTTCCTCTATTCCACTTCTCACGTTTCCATTTATTTTTTAATTCTTGATGTCGTTTTTCCAACAACTACCGCAATATTTTCTACGGTTTGATGTACGTTTAATATGAAAATTATATTAATACTTTGTTCTTCCAATCTGATAAATAAAAATTGAAAAAATCTCTAAAATTATTGATTTTACTGTATTTCATGCAGGTTTGCGGGATTTTCTAATTTATGACGATACCTATAAAATGCTTCTCTCCATTGTTGTTTTAATACATCCTTCCAACAACTACTACAATATTTTCTACGGTTTGATGTTTGTTTGATTTATTCTCTTCCATTAATAGAGAAATGGAGCAACAAATCTTAAAATCCGCTATTCATGCGGGTTTGCAGAATTTTCTAATTGCTAACAGATTTTTGTTTAATATTCTATTCCATAGAATAGAAAAATGTTATTTTTTACTTAAAAAATTCTTATAATCCCCTATTCATGCTGATTTCAAGGATTTTCTAAACATACACGCTTTTGTCTATATTCTTTTTGTTTTTCTCTTCCATTAATAGAGAAATGGGGCAATAAATCTTAAAATTCGCTATTCATGCAGGTTTGCGGAATTTTCTAATTGATTAGATTTTTGTTTTTCTCTTCCATTAATAGAGAAACGGGGTAGCAAATCTCAAAATTCGCTATTTGTGCTGGTTTCAAGGATTTTCTAATTGGTAAAGTTTTTGTTTTTCTTTTTCATTATATCNAAATGGGGTATTAAATCTCAAAATCCGCTATTCATGCAGGTTTCAAGGATTTTCTATTTTATGACGATACCTATACGTTTAATATGAAAATTATATT